ATCACCACCATCTGCTTTCATCACAATGATTTTAATTTGTCCTACAGTTCCGTTTGCAAGTGTCAATGCATCAGCAGCAGTTGTTGTAACTTCTGTTACACCAGTTACTAAATCAATTGCACCAGCACCAGAAAGTGTCTGTACACTTGTCTTCAAGTCTGCAAGAGTTTTGTTAGTAAGGACATCAGCAGATACTTTACTTACCAATGTAGAACTTGCACCAGCAGGGAGTAGACTTATATTAGTTACTGCCGCACTATGTGGTTGTGGTTTAATTGTTTGTCCATGTGAGTTCGTATGACAGTTAAGTTTAATCATACCCTCAACTGATGAACCATCACCCTTCACTTCTACAATCTGTGTTGCAGAGTTAATCAAAAGATTGCCTGATGCAGTTGTCACATCTCCACCAACGATAGGTGAAGTCAAAGTTTTGTTTGTCAGTGTTAGTGTATTAGCAGCAAGACAGATGGATGCAGTGTCACTCAGGTTTGTACTTGCGATAGCAATTGCAGCGCTACCATTGAATGCTACACCAGCAATATTTCTTGAAGATGCAAGAGTGGTTGCAGTCGCAGCATTACCTGTAATGTTTACGTTAGATGCTAAGGTAGAACCATCACCAAACTTGGTGTAGATTTCTACGAAGTTATCATTAACCTTGTCGCCACCAGTGCGTAAAGAATCACCAGTGCCGTCATTTGCAACTGAGCCTAATCCTAATGCTTGATATGCCATTTTTAAAATTCCCCTATTCTATTCTTATAGTTATTTATACGACTAATCAAACCCAATGTCAAATTTAGTTGCCGTTTCATCGAAACCGAAAGTAGTCTGATCGAAGGAAGTTGCGTAGTTACCTTCAGTATCTCTAGTGTTTCCATCCTCATCGAACCTTTGAATCCCATCATCGAATGATACGAATGTATTATCAAAGGCATTAGTCAGTCCTGCCCTAGAGACATATATCTCAGACGGAGGCATGAAGTTAATTCTTTTTGTAAATGCGCTTGTTGGAATAGTTCCATCTGCATTCACTATCTCCCTAATTCCAATGTATCCAATTTGTGCGAGTGTGTATTGATCGCGTGATTGGTTGTTACCTGTGGTTGCAACCCGTCCACTTGGATCACGATGATTCGGTATAACAACAGAAGAACTAGTTGGATGTACAGAGAATGCGTAGTGTGCAACATTCTCTAGTGTTGGGCCTGTAAGATGTGCGCCCCTTCCAATATTCATTTTCACACTGATGTCACTTGTTAACGTAACATCTCTTGTGTTATTAGTTAAATCACTTGGGGAAGCAACACCCACCAAGGCACTAACTCTCTGAGTCGTACCTGTAGCAGTACCCAAACGTCTACCAAATATTGTAGTGAATAAGTTAGTGAATGTAGATGCAAGTTCTGGAGAGAATCTTTCTGCACCAGCAAATCCACTGACTGTACCAGCAGCAGGAACTTTAATCGTTGCACCCACTTGAGTTGCAAAAGATACTTCACCGAATACGTTCCAACCAGCAGGGTGAACAGAACGTCTAATGGAATCTCTCCACAAGTTAATGGACTCACCAACACGAACAACATATGAGTAATCTTGATAGTAATAACTATCTTGAACCTTCATACTTTCAGTTGAAAGTTTACCACGATCAGTTACGAAGTCTCCAATAGTAGCACCGATAGTACCAATGTTCACAGTACCAATTGCAAAGTCAGCTTGTACGATTGTAGCAGTAGCACCAGTGATTGTAGTGATAACATCACCATCATCTAGTGTAACATCAGTTCTTACTTTTAATAAATTCCTAGTACTGTCAAAGTTTATTACTGTACCAACATGACTTGTTAAAGTGTCACCAGTAACGAATGTACCAGAGTAGTCCTTGATGGTAAAGTTTCTATTAAAGGATGCAGTAGGTTGGGCGATATAATCCAAACCGAAGTTTGTTATTGAAACATCACCTATCGAACCAATCCTTGGAGATTGAGTGGAGAGGGCATATAGTTCTGCACCCGAACCGCCACTAGAAGAGACAGTGACAGTTGGTGTCTTTAAGAAACCATCACCAGAATTAATTATCTTTAACTTTGTAATCTCACCCACTTCAGAAGAAACACCCAAGTCTACAAAAGTCTGAGGTTCCAGAACAATCTGGACTCCATCTTCCATTACAAGATGGTCTAGTTCACCCACAGTTTGTTCTAGTGTACTGAAGAAAATATCTGCTTCTTCTCTAAGAAGCTGATTACCATCTTCCATGATAACATCACCAGTGAAGTCTTGTGTAGTACCTTCTTCTAGTGCATATTCTAAAGCAGACTTTTCAGTTAATAATAATCCACTATCTTCTAATACAATGTTATCGCCGTCTGCGAGTAATACATAAGAATTACCAAGTGTACCATCTTCTATTTCGAAATTGTCATTCCGAATTAATAAAATATTTTGATTATCTTCAGTAACAATTTGATCTGGAGAGGTGTCTGTTTCTAAACTAATACCACCACCAACTACAGCAACCTTTGCAACAAGTCCATCTCCAGATGTATCTGAGAGATTGAATACAAGGTTATCCCCTATTGCGTATCCAGTACCACCACTCTCAATTAAAATATCATCTACATCGCCAGGCTGAACAGATTCTATTCTACCAGTTGCAGCATTATTTCCACCAGAACCAATAGTAATTGTATCATTAATATTATAATATGAACCTGTGTCAGTAAGAGTTAGTCCTGTAACAATACCCTTTACTACACCACCAATTTCTAAATCTTGGTTAGTGTCAGTTGAAAGAATAACCTCACCAGTAATGAAGGTTCCAACGATAGAGTTTTCGTCAAGACTAAGTTCTGCAATGTCAGTCGCACCTTCTCTAAACTTAATAACAGTTATGAGAATTGCCTTTGCACCAGAAGTTGAACCAGTTACAAATTCACCAACAGCATTTGAGAAGTCAGAGTTTCCAGTTTCAGAAATTCGAATTACTTTGTCTGTTGACCATTCGCCATCAGAAGCTCGTAGTATATTATCTCTAGGATAAATTATCTCAGGTTCTTCGTTGAAAAGAATTCTAAAGAATAACTTGTGTGCATCAGCAGTACCCTTTGCTGCGTACAAGTCTTTAATACTCTTGATAAGTTTTCTTTTCTCAGTACCTTCTGCTAAGGTATTGGGGATGGACTCCATAAGGGAATCTCTAAACTTATCAAGAAAACTATAAACTGTATTATCAACATCTGCATATTCTAATAGTTGTTGAATATTTTGAACAGGGTTTGCGCGATATGAAACAGCAGTAGTGGTTGCACCAGAGGTAGCACCAGTAATTATTTCACCAGTTTCAAATCTCTGTTGAGAGGTTATGAATAATCTATTATTCGCATCGAAGTCATCAACAAGTATTGTTGCAGTTGCTTTAGATTTGGAACCAGTGATAATTTCACCAGCAGTAAACTTTCCTATAGACGATTCAAGAACAACCTTTACACCATCCTCACTAAGAATAAAATTCTCTGTGATAGTCTCTTCTATTACATAATCATTAGACCCAGATACAACAAGTTCACCCGATTCTAAAAACTCATAGTAATGTTTTAAGAACGAAGCGAACAGGGGATGGTCTGACTTGATAAAGCCAGGCAACTGATCTTGTATATGTGGTGATACTTTATTTTTTAAAGTCGAACTAGTCATCTAAAAACCTTGCTAGTATGTGTTTTGTGTAGTAGTGTAACCTGTACCAGCAGAAGAACCACCTGCCGCAACAGTATCTACAGTACCACTAACAGTTGTATTTGTTAAATCAATTTCTAACAATTGGTTCCTAACAGAAACAACATCGTTAGAAGCAGGAAGAATATCAACTGATATCGTTCCATCAGTATTAGTTGCAGAAGTAATATTTAAATCTGTAAGTACTATTTTTCCAGAAGCATAATTAATCGTTCCAGCTGATGCGTCAACATAAGTTCTAGTCTGTCCACCAACTAGATAGTAAGTTCTGATAATACCATTACCATCATCATCAATATAAAGTGTGTTAGTGTTTCCAGCAATAGTAAATCCAGTAGAACTAGTAATACCACCCAAGGTAGCATTATGTCCAGAGTGTGGATTGTACAGTGCATTGTTAAAGTCAATAATATACTGAGTTGATGCATTCAATGTTGGAGTTATAATCTGATTAAGTGTCAGTCTTGTAGTGTTAGAAAGTATTGAAGTATCAGTGGCATCAATCAATCCAGAAATTTTGGAGTGTCTAAACACAACATCAAAGTTTAACAAGTCACCGGCATTATAAGTTGCGATTGTACTTCTAATAAGAGTTTCTAAATCACCCACAGTCTTTGTAGTAGTCTTACTATCAAACTTAAAGTCAACCTTCAATTTAATCTTTGTGATTAATGGGTTTACGAATGTTGGACGAATAGATGCAATGTTATATTTCTTTAAATCAACTGCGATACTATTCTTTTGAGCCTGTGTTAAGTTAGTCCCAGACTTCGTTCTTACAGAAAGGAACACTTGTCCATAGATAGGAGGATCATTATCTTCACCACCCCATACTTGAACTGCTTGAGTTCCTGCGTATACTGTAGGGAGTATTGTTTTATAATCTTGTGTAGTTACTGCTCTACCCTGTGAGGAATAATCAAGAGGAGCGTTAAACTTAATAGATGAAATGCTTTCTGGTTCTGCACCACCTAATGCTGCAACAAGTAATGCAACAGTAACATCAGTTTCACCAGAGACAGATGTTGTAGAAAATGATTTTGCACCATTGGCCTTGTTTTTGTTTGTTACAACATATTGAAGTTGAACGATGTTGCCATTGGAGATTGAACTACCAACAACACCATCTCCGAAGTATACTTCAAATTTTCCATCTGTAGATTCTTGGAGGAAGTATACTTTAGCACCAGAAGTCACTTGAGTGATGTCAGTTGCAAGAGTGTAAGTTGTGGTTGACACATCACTTCCAGAGGTTTGTACAGATACCTTTAATGTGGTAGTGTCACCACGATCATCAGAAATCAAAAACTTCTGTTCGATGTTATTCAAATCAACAGTGTATCTAGATGTGATAAGAGTACCTTCATAGATCGGCACGTTAATAAATCTCATCACTCCATTTGTTGGAGTAGTAGTTATGTCTTCATTCACTACAAATCCAAATGTACTACCATCCACCTTTGTAGTGAATCGTGTGCCTTTGGCAAGAGTTGCACTGTTCGCAGTCGAGGAATTTAAAGTGACATCAACATATGCAACAGGAGCTCTAGCAGAACGGGGAGTGTACCCAAGTCCCTTTGCGTGAGAGACAACAGATGAACGAAGAGTTGCACTATCTAAGAATGCTTCGTTCATTGCAAAGTTGGCGTTCATTGCGAGGTAGTGAGTGTTGTATGCAAGGAGGTCAATAATTTGAGACATACCAGAACCTTCAAAATTGTAGTCCGAAAACTCAGTCTGGTTTTTCATGTATGTCTTGAGGTTGTCTTTGATTAGATCAAAGTCTAACTCAGTGACTTGTAGTTTGGTTGCCATATTACTTACTCTTCTCTTCTAATTGTTTTAACATTATCGTAACCTCTCCATACCTATCTCTAAAGTCTCAAGTCCAGTTTCAGAATTTATAAGATTGAATTCGATAATAACATTGTACCCATTCATATCACTGGTAGCGTCTACTTGTACAGAAGATAATTCAACCCTTGGTTCAAAGTTCGTAATACACTCTTCAATGTATGTAGATAAATTCTCAGCAGTTGACACATCCACAGGCTCAAACAAAGTCTTGCGAATGTTAGAACCAATCTCTGGATGAAAAGGACGTTCATAGAAATCTGTGTTAATGAGATTCCTTACACTTCTCTTTACTGCATCTGAATCTGTTAGTTTAGCAATGTCGCCAGTGACGGGGTGTCTGGCAAAAGACAAACTAATATCCTTATACACTTTAGTGCTTCTGGACTTCGATGCAGCTGCATCAGTAAAAGAACTTGGGGTCAACGCCATTTGAAAATCTCCTTGATTCTATTTATAACGAAAGTTAGAGATTAATGAAAGATCGGTTTGCAATATGTTCATCTTCAATGTCTTCCTTTGATTGTCCAAAGTAAGCCACTGCATGATGTTCTGCAATCATGTTGTCATTAAGAATACTACCATCTTCTAATCTAAACTTGCCAAGGATTCTACCATACTTTCCCTTACCATCTTTGACAGTCACTAAGGTTTGGGTCGAACCTACAGGCATGGCATCCAAAACATATTCCTTTGATGCGAGTCCGTACTTCTTTTCTTCTAAGTCTCTTGTCCTAGATTCTGGTGTGTCGATACCAAAGAACCTAACTCGTTGCTTGTGTAACCAAACACCGAACCCTAAGTCAATATCAACATCTGTGGTATCACCATCAACCACTTTAACTATCTTACATTTATATTCGTACATTCATTTCTCCTTAACCAGCGGATACATTTCCACTGCCTGCTGTCATTGCACCAGCATCAATTGCGTCTGTCACTCTACCCACCTTCTTACCATTAATACTAACAGTACCAGACCCAGCAGACAGTGTGACTACATGAGATACCTGACAACTGTCACCAGTGTGTGTATGTGAAACTGTTGGAGCACCAACAACTATTATATTTATTCCGTTCGCCTTAACAGTTCCATCAGTATTAGATGTGTCAATAGTTGACGCAGCGCTACACCCATGTCCTGTACTCAATGCGTCACCCACTCTAGAAATTGCTGGCATCTTCTATGCCAACTGGTAAAACTTACCAGTGTCCTTATAGTTCTTATGGTTATACATTGTTAAAATAGTTGCAGCGTTTCCAGAATCCTTACAGGATATATGTATCCAAGGAAGTCCCGAACCTGTATTCTTATATTCAAGAATCAGTTTGTCGTGCGGAATGTTTTCTCTAATCCACTGCGCCCTTGCGAAGTACTCAGACTTCGACAATCCTGAGAACTGAATATCTGCGGCCTCTCCAATGTTGTGTTGACTAGTACCAGACTTACCCCTGTAAGCATTAGTAACAATCATATCTGGATATTGAGTTTTGATTGGGTCTAGAGTATGTACCGCAAGAGTTTTAAGTTTGTCGATAATTTGTTTCTGCGTGTTACCCAAGTTACCACCTGTTGCAATTTTAGATGAAGCAACAACAGAGTTCTTAGATAACTGCCCAAGAGTAAAGTATACAGACAGAGGAAGAGAATAGTTAACTCCACCAATGACATCACCAGCAGCATCATACTTAAAGTCTGATTGTGCAATCTCAGTTGAAGCAGTTACAGAAGTTGCGGTTGGGGTCGATATAAAGTCAGAACCCGACTCACCATGTTCCTCACCTTCATCTGGAATACGAGGGAGTGATGTTGCCTTGCGACTCGCACCAGTGGTATTAATTTTTCCTGTCAATGAATTGTAAGAGTAGTCTGAGAAGGATGATGGCATAACCTCACCCGATTCAATTGCGGATTTAATTTCACTGTCAGTCTTCTCTTCATCATCACTTGCAAAGAAGTCATCTGATTCGGATAGAGGAAGGAATGCTTTCTCAGTTTTAATCTCTGCAAGTTTCATTGCATCAATCTTAGTAGAGAATGTATCAAGCTCATACTCATCGACAGTAATACTCCAAGGTAGAATGCCTGTTGCAATATCACCAGTATCCATGAATGTTACTTCTGGTGTAATATCAGAACCAACAGAAGGGGATGGAGTTATGCGAGGTACAATAGGAGTGATTGTTACCGCACTTCTGGCAACAGAGTTCAAGTCAATAGTAGAACCAGATAGATTCATTGCAGCACCCGAACCAATGTTCAATGCAGCAGCAGTGTCAAGTACCATTGCACCAGTTGATGCGACAGTGTAAGTTGCTTCTGTGTTCAATGCAACCGCACCCGTGATGTTGGTAGTAAGTGTACCCTTAATATCTGTGAGGGAATTACCATCAAGCACCATGTCATAGTTACCATGTACGGAGTTTGTAAAGTTGGCACTCGTAACGATTTGCATATCATCTACGGATTGTTGTAAGAACTTTCCAACAGACTGTTGTGTCATAGTTGTCTGTGCTGTCATCTCAATAGATTCATTTGCAAACATACGGATGTTCTTACCAGCATGGAAGTCGATGTTCTTACCGACATTGAACTTTAGATTCTCATCAACCTGAGCATCCATACTACCACGAACATATAAAGATGCGTCACCATCAACAACGACATTCATGTTACCGCGAACACGAACCTGTTTGTTCTGATGTACGATTTCAAATCCATCACCAACAATCTTTGTTACCTTGGTTCCGTCTGGATGTATTTCGTAGAACGTACCCGAGCGGTGGTATTCGTGAATGCGCTCATGGCCTGGCGTATCATCCATCTCTTGAATATGACCACTCTCGGTTTCCCTTACATGGTTGAAAGGATATTGTGCATTGTAAGACGGAGCTGGTTCACCAGTTAAGTCATCTAGATTATCTTTCTTAAACTTGTTGACAGGGTGTTGGTTTCGTGCATCGTTAACCGCAAGTCGATTAGTGTCTGCCTCATTAACTCTACGAGGGTAGAACCCTCTTGGGTCACTAAACCCTTTCAGAGTGTTTACAGTGGATACAACTATCTCGACCTCTGCGCCTTCTCTTGGTGCGTCTTGGAAGACTACCTTGCCTGCTTCAATTCTATATGACATTATGCAACTCCCTTTTCTGCGGCATACTCTGACAAAGTTATGGATGCCGTTTTCAATCTAGAGTCAACAGTTTTTGGAAATTCAGTTGGGTAGAAGTGTCCACTGTCGTTTTCAATATCATTCTTCAATCCTGCCTTAGAGAAAGAACTGCGAGCAATCCCTTCATACAAATCATTATCCCAAAGTGCCTTACCTTCAAGTGTTGTAATAACAAAGTCAATTGCTGAACCGAAGTTGTGCCACGAACTGCCAGGCCTTGCTGCCTTTGGGCCACCTGATTTATATGCTCGGTATAGTTCTTGTTGTGATGATGCAGACCTGTATGCGTAGGATATACTGCAATCGTAATCTGGATTGTCTGCAAGGAATGCTTGAACACCCCTAACAAACTTGGGACGTAGTTCTGGTGCAATCTCATTTATACGATCAGCAAGTCTTGTCTTATGTCTTGACCTATCAAATGCACTTGATTCAATACGTTCCCCATCACCATAATATGAATCGGGTGGTATCTCCATATTGTTTTCTGATTCGGGTGAATTGTTTTCTGCTGATTGTACAACACCATTAATCTTAACGAGGACTGTAGAGTCTGTCGTATCTGCTGGTGTAGAAAATTCTGTTGTAGTACCATCACCCAGTGTTGTAGATGTGGCTACTTTTGGAATGGGTAGTTCTTGGTTGGGTGAGTAGTCGTGCGGAGATTGACCAGAAGGTGCTGATGCAGCAGAGTTGATGCCAGGAATTGTTCCCATCACCATAGGTTCTTGCATGAAGTCTGGATCACGCCAGAAACCAAATACCCATGAACCTTCGATTGGGCCTGTAGGAGACATACCGATACCACCAGAAGATGCCGATGTAGTTGGTTGTATGCAAACTGCCCAAGGTAAATCTACTGTAGGAAGTTTAGTTTTGTCTTCGGTATGATAACCATACACACGAGCTCGTACACGCCCCAGTGCTAGAGGGTCATTTCTATCTTCTATTACACCGAACCACCAAACGAAACCATCACGCCCAGCGAAGAATGTATTGTCAGTTGTCGCCATTTATAAATCTCCTTAAAAGTATTTAGGTGACTTATATAAACATTCTAAATTAAAAAAAGGAAGGGCATCTCTACCATTCCTTTTGTTTCATATACTTTACAATGTACACTACAGTATACATTATAGTATATATTTTAATGAGCAATATACATTATAGTATATATTAC